AGTTATGTCTGGCGGTCAGTTAGTTACGGGTTCTTTATCATTGATGGGTGTTGAATCTGAGGCAGCTGAAAAATTAGAAAAGAATATGGTTCAACTTATTGGTGTATCACAAGCATTAAGTCAGATCCAACAAACACTTGCAAGTGGTCAGATGGTTGCTCGAGCAAGAACGTTAGCAACAACAGTCGCAATGGCAGCACAAACAGTTGCAACAAAAGTAGCTGCAGCTGCGAAACTTATCTACGCAAAAGCTCAGTGGGCTGCTAACGCCGCACTTGCTGCCTTTCCTATAACTTGGATCATTGCTGGATTAGCCGCTATGGTTGCTGCTGTTATTTATGTTACTAAGAAGTGGGATGAGATGGGTACTACTTTAAAGATCGTAACCGCAATCCTAATGGGACCACTTACACCTATTGTTTTATTGATTAAATACTTTGATGAGATTGTTGGTTGGTTACAAAAATTTGGTCAATATTTAATGCTCCCTGTTTTACCTCTTGTTGCTCTTGCAGATAACATAGAGAAAGTAACTGATTTTATTGGTAATTTACTTAAACGAATTGGAATAGGTGAGAAGACAATCCAAAAGTTTACAAACACTGTTAATAAAGTTGGAAACGCAATTGCTTTTTGGAAAAAGAAAGAAGAAGAGGTTATTGAAACTACTGATGATTTGTCTAAAGCAACTGATACTTATAAAAGTAAGATTGAAGCACTCGAAGCTCAAAGAGCAAAAACGATTAGTGATATGCAACACGAGATTGCGCTTATGAAAGAAAAGGGTGAATCTATTGATAGTATATCTCAAAAAGAAAGAGATCTTATTGAACTCAAAATAAAGAATGCAAAACAAGAACTTCAAATACAACATCAACAACTTAAAATGGCTGAACAAATGGGTTGGATCCCGCAGTCAATGATAGATGCAGGTAAAAAACAGTTTGAAGAAAATAAAAAGATACTTGATGAATTAGATAAAGAACTTGAGATCTTTGATGCAAAAGAAACAAAACGAAGGAATGATAGAGCCGTTAAGATTGCTGATAATACAGAGAAAGAATTTCAAGAAGAACTTAAAGCAGCCGCAGAGCTTGCAGTATTAAGAGCTGAAACTGATGATGCAGTAATCGCAGCTAAAACAGCTCAGTTAGAATTATTGTTTGAGTTAGAAACCGCAAATATGGATAAAACATCTGCAAGATATTTATTACTCGAACAAAAGAAGTTTGATGCAATTACTGCTTTAAGAAAGGAAGATGTTGAAGAAACTATTGCAGCATATGAAACTGTAGAGGCTGTGGTTAAAGATCATACTGAAAAATTATTAAGACTTAAGATTGAGAATGCAGAATCTGATAGAGAACGAGACCAATTAGAATTACAATTATTGAGATATAAACTTGATGAACAACTTGAGTTAAATAAAGATGATTATGCAATGCAAAGAGAGTTGTTAGAAAAGTTTGATAGAGAATCGCAAACAATCGAAGAAGCTGCAGCTGCAAGACGACATAAAGCAATTCTTGATGAATACGAATTAAGATTAGAGGTTAATAGAAATGCTCAAAATGCAACAAAGGCAATGATGGATGCAATAGTTTCTATAACCGAAGATGGAAGTGAAGAGGGTAAAAGAATAGTAAAAGGATTAAGTCTCGTACAAGCAGGTCTTAAGATATCGGAAACAATAATATCAACGAAGGCAGCGGTAATGAGAGCTCTTGCAGAACTCGGACCGATAGCAGGAACAATATCAGCAGTAAGTATTGGTTTAACTGGTGCAGCAAGTATTGCTAAAATAATGGGTGAACAAAGGAAGATTCAATCAATGGGTCGTGGTGGTATGGTGTTCGGTCCAAGTCATACACAAGGTGGTGTACTTACAGAACTTGAAGGTGGTGAGGGTATTGTAAATAAACGTTCAATGTCAAATCCCGCAATTAGAAGTTTAGTATCTGCAGTTAACGTTGCGGGTGGTGGAGTACCAATACAAGGAGCAAGTTCATCTGCACCTATCGCAGCTCAAATAGATCCAGCAACTATTAGATCTATAGTTAAAGAAGTTGTTGCAGGTTCTTCAAGTATACCAGTAAATGTTGTTGAAACTGATATAACAAAAACACAACGTAGAATATCAGTTATAGAGAATAGAACGATAATAGGATAAAATTTAAAATAAACATAATATGAAAAAGAAAAGAAAGATAATAGAAATGACAATGGGTATATTCTCAGGATTAGATTTTATAAGTCTTGTAAATAAACCTGCAATAGAATTAGAGTTTATCGCATTGAATGATAATACTTCAAATGTAACTTTAGCACAAATAGATAAAGAAAGAAAAATTATAACAGGACCTGCTTTGATTCCAAACAAAGAGATATATCGTTATAATCCTGTTACTAATGAGGAGTATTATGTTTGGTTCTCTGAAGAAACTGTTGAAGAAGCTGCCCAGAAATTTTTAATTGAAATGAAAAATAGAAACGTTAACGTCGAACATCAAAATGAAATTGATGGATTGTGTTTAGTTGAAAGTTGGATAGTAGATGATCCTGAAACTGATAAAGCAAAATCATTAGGTTATTCAGTTACAAAAGGTACTTGGATGGTTTCTTTCAAAGTACTTGATGATAACATTTGGAACGATCTAATTAAAACTGAAAAGGTAAAAGGGTTTTCAATTGAAGGTAATTTTATTGGTAAAGTATCAATGAATAATGTTTGTGAAATAGAGAAAAAAATAAATGAAATTAGTGATGAAGAACTCGAAATATTAAAAACATTACTTGATCAAGAAAAATAAATGCATTTTTTACAATAAAAAAAATTTTTATATATTATATTCAAATAACCAAAATTAAAATAATTATCATTATGAGTAGAAAAGAAATTATTGAGAAGGTTAAAGTTCTTTTAGGAATGCAAGAAGTTGCTGAAGTAGTTGAAGAAGTAGTTATTGAAGCCACTGAAGAAGTAGTTGAAGAAACGAAACTTGAAGAGGAAGAAGTAGTTGAAGAAGAAGTAGTTGAAGAAGAAGTAGTTGAAGAAGAAATTACAGTTGAATCTAGAGTTGAAACTCTTGAAGCTAAAGTTGCTGATATGGCAATTGCATTAGAAGAAATTATAGCATATATGATTTCTATTGAAGAGGGTACGACTGAGATGAACTCACAGCTTGCATCACACCAAGAAGAAATTGAAAAACTTTCTGAAAAACCAATTACGACTTCGGTTAAATTTAAAAACCAAGAAGTTGAAAAAGAATCAGCGGTTGATAGAATCATCCGTTTAAGAAAAGAATTTAAAAAATAAACTAAAAAAATCAAATTATTATGGCATTTAATGTATCAGAATTAAACGCGTATGTTAACGAAACTGCTGAAGCTTTAGTATTAGAAGCTGTTGCAACAGGTAAGACAATAGATCTAGTAGATAAACGAATGGGTCTTAAAGGTACGCAAGCGTTAAACTTTTTAACGAACAATGTTACTGTACAAAGTGATAGCTGTGGACACGATCCATCAGGTACTGTAGCATTTAAACAAAGAAATATTGAAGTATGTTCAATGAAGGTTAATGACACTCTTTGTCCAAAAACTCTTGAAGACAAATATTTAGGTCAGTGGATGAAACCAGGTCCTGCTCAAGATCTTTCATTTATGGATTTCGTAAGCGGTTCATTAGCAGACTCTTATGTTAAGGAAGTTAAGAGATATAATGAATTACTTATATGGAAAGGTGATAAATTAGGAACACCGGGTGACTGTATTGATGGTATAATCGCATTACTTAGCGGTGAATCTGATAGAGTATTAGTATCTGTTGGAACTCCTGATATTATGACAGGTGATTTTACACTTACAAATATAATTGAAGTTGTAAGTAATATGTATCTTAACGTACCAGAAGAAATTGCAGAAGCTGATGACTTAACATTGTTTATGTCTTTAGGAAACTTTAGACTTTACACAGAAGCATTAAGAATGGCTAACTTATTTCATTATAACATTGCTGATAAAGACATTACAGTTACTATACCTGGAACAAATGTAAAAGTGGTTGCTACTACAGGTTTAACTGGAACTGATAATCTTGTATTAACACCAGCAAGTAATATCGTTATAGGTATGGACTTAATGAATCAAGAAGAACAATTCAAAATTTGGTACTCAGAAGATGAGGACGAAGTTAGAGTAAGAATAACTTGGAAACTTGGAGTACAGGTATTCTTCCCAGAATATTGTGTAACAAACTTCTAAAAAAACTCGGGGTGAAAGTCCCCCATTATTTAAAAACTAAAAAAATTATAAAATTATGTCAGACTGCTTAATTACAGACGGAATCCTACGCGAAGGATGTTATAAAAGCGTAGGTGGAATCCTTGAAGCATATATAACAAATAAAGAAAACGTAACTGCTATTGTACCTGATTTGGACGGTATTGGTACACCAAGTGATGAAGGTATCGTAACAGGTATCACACTTGCTACAAGTACTTATTTCCAAGTATTTCAACCTAATAAAGATTCATCTAGTTGGAATGAGGAAATAATGTCAGAAGTACCTAACGGAACAATTGGTTATAATCAGTCAGTTAATCTTATATTTGCTAAGAAAGATGCTACAAAAAGAAACATCATCAGACTCTTAGGTTTATCAGATCTTATCGCTATCGTAAAAGATATGCAAGGTAAGTATTGGTTACTAGGAGAATGGAACGGACTAGACCTAACAGAAGGTTCAGGAGAATCTGGAGTAATGCTTAATGACCTTAATGGTTGGAACATTACACTTTCAGGACCGAGTAAATCTCCAGCGAGAGAAGTTGACCCAGATATCATAGACGATCTATTTGAGGCTTAAAAGAAATTTCCATAATCACTTTATTAAAGAAGGTATATTTAACAGTATACCTTTTTTTTGTTTATATCATTAAAAATAAAATCGTACTTTTTATATTATATTAAAACAAGGCTAACTAATATAGATAATTATTATGGTATTACTACAAAAAGATATAAAATCTCACGCTTTTCTTACATTAAGTGAAAATGAATCATTTAATTTCAGTATATCATCAAGTGAGTATAATTTAAAACTAAAAAACTCTTTAACTCGTAATGAATATACAGACATTGCTATATTTGATGAGAGTTTAAATAAACCAAGATATAACTTTTTTCAAATAAAGGTTGTTGATGATCCAACAAAAACTGAGTTATGGGAATATAATGGAGAAGAACAAACAACTTATATTTATAACTTATTAACAGGTTGGTATGAATATTTTGTATATGATCTCGAAGACAATGAGTTAGAGAAAGGAAAACTTTTAATAAAATTAGAAAGTGAAGATATTATAGAATATGAAACAGAACAAAATAACACAATAGTATATGAAGGATAAAAAAAATAAAACAGAACTTAATTCGTTTAAGATTAACCTTAGACAGGTACAGATTCCGAAGCCAGTAGAAGTACCATCTCTTGATTATGTTAAGTGGGGTGTAAAAAATGATTGGCCTGATAAACTAATAGATTTATTAAACACTAGCCCAATGCATAACGCAATAGTTAGTAGTAAAGTTGATTATGCACAAGGAGACGGATTCATTTATGAAGATGTTAAAATAGACAACATAATAGATAATTTCAATGATGAAGATTCTCTAAGTGATTTCTTTGTAAAAATTTTATGGGATCTATTCTTATATGGTGGTTATGCAATTGAAATGTTGAGAACTCGTGGTGGTGGTTATGTAGCACAACATATTGATTTTGCTAAATTACGTTCAGGAAAGAAAAATGAAATGGGTAAAATAGATCATTGGTATTACTCAACTGATTGGAGTCAATATAGAAAAACTAATTATAAACCTATAGAGATTCCTGTATGGACTGAAAATACTAAAGAAGAACAAAGTATAATTGTTTATAAACAATATAGACCAGGACAAGATTATTACCCACTCCCACAATATGTTGCAGCTATCGCAGCTATTGAAACTGATGCGGAAATTCAAAACTTCCATTTAGCAAACATTAAAAATGGTTTCAACCCTGGAGCAATAATCTCATTTTTTGAAATACCTGAAGAAGAAGAAAGACAAAAACTTAAAAGGTTATTACTTGATATGTACACAGGAACTGATGCTGCGGGTAGTGTAATAGTTTTATTTGGAGATGATCCAACAAAAACACCAAAAGTTGAGTCAGCCCAAATCTCTGATTTAGATAAGAAGTTTTTACAACTTAAAGAGTCGGTTATATCAAGTGTACTTTCAGGTCATAAAGTTACAAGCCCAATGTTAGTAGGTATTAAAACTGAAGGACAATTAGGTGGATCATCTGAAATGGAAAATGCTTTTAAAATCTTTAAATCACAAATTATTAATCCTATTACAAACATTGCATTAAAAGGATTAAATAAAGTATTAAAAGCAAAAGGTTATGGGGATGTAGACATTGCTGAATCTAATCCTGTATCATTCCAGTTCTCTGAGAATATATTGTCACAAATATTAACACAAAATGAAATGAGAGATCTTGTAGGCTATGATGAATTAGAAGGTAGTGATAAAATTA